CAGGGTATCAATGTTCCTTGTCAGGATTTGTTTGGCAAAAGTTGTCCGTATTGTGATGATGATTCTCTCAGAACTCGTTCTCAGTACATTTGGTCCGTATATGATTATGAAGCTAAGGAAGTTAAGTTGTTCTTGTTCCCGGTAAATAACTGTAGTCCCATTCCTGCATTGATGGCAATGTACGAGAACTACGGTACGATTTGTGATCGTGACTATGTGATTAGTGTATCAGGTAAACAGACGAGCAAGACATTCTCAGTAGTACCTATGGATAAGGTTAAATTCAGAAATGAAAAGGCTAAACCTTATGCTGAGAAGGCTATCTTAAAGATGCTTGACAAAGCATTCCCTTGTGATGAAGCAGAAGATGATGAGGACGATGAGGATGAAACTCCGAAGAAACGCCCAGCAAAGACTACATTAAAAGGCAAAAAGAAACCTGAGTCTGAGCCGGAAGATGATGACTATGATGATGAGAACTGGGGAGATGAAGAAGACGATGAAGATGTAGTTGATTATTCTGAAATGTCTGCTCAGGAATTGTATAAGCTCTGTAAAGAACGTGGAATCAAGGTTGCTCCTAAGAAGCCTGCTAAATATTATATCAATCAGCTTGAGGAGTATGATGCAGCTCAGGAAGATTGGGGCGAAGAGGAGGATGAAGATGAGTGGGAGAACGACTAATGCAACAACATTGCAGCAACTATTCTATATGCAGCTTACAACTCAAGATAAGCTCATTCATAAAGGTGCCTATGATAGGTTTAAGGATGAGCATACAATAACAGTTCCGGTTGATGATGTTGGTCTTGCTTCATATCATATCCAGCAGCTAATGTCAGAGATTGGTGAAGTGCTCAGTGCAGATAAACGCTGGAAGTCGCACAGGAATGATAAGTATGATAAAGATGAAAAGCTGGATGAGATTGCTGACTGCTTTATCGTACTCATGAATGTGGCAATGTTTTCTGGTTTTGAGGGTGATGACTTAACTAAAGCAGTTAAAGAAAAGCTTAATGTTGTGTCTGACCGTCTTGGAAGCTTATAACAAGCGGGGAGGGGTAACTCCCTCTCTATATTTTAAGAAAAGGAGAAATCGACATGAACGATATTAAAAATATGAAAGTATACTTTGCAAGTCCTTGGTTTAATCCTGACCAAGCCGAACGTGAAGAACGTGTAAAGAGAAAGCTTCATGAGCTTGGTTTTAATGTGTGGAGTCCGAAAGATAATTGTGTTTGTAGTCCTATTGCCGACAAGGCAATGCGCAAGAAAGTGTTCAGTGATAATGTAGAGAATATTAAGTCTTGTGACATTATCTTCGCAATTACTGATGGCAAGGATATGGGAACAATCTGGGAAGCTGGCTTTGCAAATGGCTATAATGAGGGCATGGAAGACTCTGATACTTTTAAACCAATCATTGTAGTGTATTATTGTGAGACACTTGGAGACAAAGGTCAATTCAACCTGATGCTTGCTCAGTCTGGTGACGTTGTGATTACAAAGTTTGAAGACCTTAACAAGTTGCCTGAATTGATTCAGAAAGGTGAGGGGCTTGCTTATGATGGAATTGTTGAGTAAAGAATCTATCATGAGTGAATATCCACTCAAGAAGATTATCAGATACAATCATCGAAGTAGACTTCAAGATGAGAGTGTTGCAGAACATACATGCTTCGTATCATTATTTTGTTTAAAGATTATGTCCCAGCTTAATCTTACTCATGAGCAGGAACGTCAAGTACTTATTCTTGCAGCATTGCATGATACATGTGAGAGTAGGACATCTGATATTCCTCATGATGTAAAAACAAACTATCCTGAGATGCAGAGAATTTTGGATAAGATTGAGCAAGACTACTATGAACAAAACTGGGCAACATACTTTAAGGATATTTATATGCCAAGTGAATTGGCAAGTTCAATCGTAAACTTAGCAGATGCTTATAGTGTTTATCAATATTGTTTAAACGAAAATACGCTAGGAAATAAATCAGAAGAGATGATAGTCATAAAAGAAGAGTCACTTACAAGAATAGAAAAATATACCAAACAATTAAATAAAATATTAAAAATGGAGGACTTAAAAAAATGAAAATAATTAAAGAGGGCTACAAAGGAATTGAAGTAGAGACTATTAGTTATACAAAGCACCCAGCAAAGATTATGTGGGATATGCTAAAGCAAACATGGATTAGTCTTCAAGATATTGAGTATGATGTTAATAATAATAATATTAGGAAATTCATTATTGACTCACTTGCTAAAAGATTAAATCCAACACCTCAAGAAACTATTATGGTTCAAGTTGTTTTTAGAAATATCTCTAGAGTAAATCTTGCACAGCTAACAAGGCACAGAGGCTGGCTCTTCAATAGTGAGTCACAAATGCCACAGAGCGTAAATCACAATGTTATTGTACCACTTAATATAGTTAACTCAGAATATTATGAGCGTGCAAAAAAACTTATTAAAGACTCCCAAGACTTATATGAAGATATGACAAAAGGAAATGAAAACAAAGAAACAACAAACATTCCCTATCAAGATGCAAGATACTTATTATTACATGGACAAACAGCTGACATTTCAGCAGCATTTACACTCCCTCAACTGGTAAATGCTGCAGCAATGAGACTTGAAAATAATACTCATGATGAAATTAACTATACGTTTAGAATTTTAATTAGAGACTTAAGAAAGCTAATTAATGAAGATATAGAATTAGATGATTTGGACAAATATATTTATAACTATCTCCTTGGCTCATGTGATACATTTGGTGCAAAATCAAAGATTAATTTATGCCATGATGCTATGTTTGGGAACTCATTTAAAAGGTTTAAAGATGGAAATAAGTATGTAACAAAAGCAACTGATGAGTGCTTGCTTGACTATAAAAAGTTGGCTTGGTATCAAGAACTAAAAAGGATTTATGAAGAAGAACCTGAGTTATTACTTCCTGGTGAAAAAGAAATGATTGAGAGTTGGGAGGAATAGTATGTGGATAATATTCGAAGGTTTAGACAAAGCAGGTAAAACAACACTTGAATGGGAGCTCTTAAAAGCAACTAACTTTAAGCATGTAGTGATAGATAGAGGTCCTGTTGGTTATATGGTGCTTGACGAATTATTCGATAGAAGTACTAAGCTTGGAAATCAAAACTATATTCATCAAGCTAGAAAAGCATTGGAGTCTGGTGATTATTTAGTTATATATTGTAAAGTTCCTTATGAGATTGCAATGGAAAGATTAGCTGAGCATAGTGAAGATTGCCCATATAATTATAAATATGCTCAGCAAAGATATAACACCGAAGTGAATCATTACTATAAATCAAATTATGTATTAGAGCTTGACACATCACAATCAATTAAAAAGTGTGTTCATCTAATTGTAAAAAAGCTCAAGGAGGTTCAAAATCATGAATACTAAAAATGCAAATCAGGAACTTGGATTTGATGTATTTTCTGAAAGCAACTATAATCTACATTGGAGTTTTTCAAACTTCAACAGAATGCTAATGGCGGCCGGACAAATAGCTAGGCTTCCTTGGAAATCTTGTGTATTAGAATTAGGTGCAGGTTCAAGTGAATTAGAAACGTTAGTTCATAAGAATTTCAAAAGAGGTGATATTAAATTTATAAAAGTTGATGGTGATAAACAGTACGAATCGAATGAGTCGATTACCGTGTTAGATATTATCTCATATCGAGAGTGGGGAACAATTATAACTCAATGCAAAGAGTTTGATGCTGTTGTGCTTATGGAAGTAATTGAGCATATTCCAGAAAAAGCGCAGTTGATATTGAATAGGATATTTAAGCTCTTGAAATCAGATGGACTTTTGCTAGTAACAACGCCGACGCCACCACTTGATGGAAGGTATGAAAGTAGAGTATGGCCAACTGACCATGAGCAAGAGTTTACACTTGATAAAGTATATGATTTAATCAATAATGGTTTTAAAATAATCAAACAAATTGGTTGGAGTTTAGAGGAACGTGAGTTTAATAAACTACTTGAAGAAAATATTGAGTGCATGAAATTATACACTAAATTAAAAGGGGCCTTCCCTGAAAGTTATATAAGAGCAATCATAGCTTGCATGGCGCCCACCGAATATAATCGTCAGGTTTTATTGATATGTAAAAGGAGGAGGATAAAATGCCAAGGAACTCATTTGAAGACAATATAAAAATACTTGAAAAAAGCGCGGAATGGAATGAAAGAAGAGGAAAAGGAAAACCGTTACAAACCAGGACTTCTTGTAATGCATGCAAGAAAGAGAGGTGTTAAACATGATTGATTTACACCGCCACTCAGAATGTAGTACGTTTGACGGGTTCGGAAAACCAGAAGAACTTGCCGAAATAGCAAAGAAACTTGGGCATACATCGTTAGGTGTTTCTGACCATGGAAATACGAATGGATTGGTAAGACATTATTTTGCATGTAAAGAGGAAGGCATCAAGCCTATCATGGGATGCGAAGGATATTTCTTACCAAAGTATAAATCTCAAACACGAGGTTACCACTTATGTTTGTTTATTAAGACAAAGCAAGGGTATACAAATCTGAACACACTTCAGTATGAAGGTGAGAAAATCAAGTACTACAATCCTATCTGGACATTTGAGCTAATTGAGGAATATCATGAAGGATTGATTTGTACGAGTGCTTGTGTTGCAGGTTACTTGGCACAGTGTATTAAGTCAGGTAAACTTGACCAAGCTGAAAAGTATCTTAGAAAGATGATTGATATTTTTGGTGATGACTTCTATATTGAGATTCAGCCCTACTCAATTACCGAGCTTGGGCTTCAGGAAAAGGTGAATGTTGAATCAATCAAACTGGCTAAGAAGCTAGGTATCAAGCTCATACTTACTTCTGATTCTCACAGGGGTGCCAAAGAGGACTTTGACACATATATGAAAATGCATGAGGTTGCCAAGCATAATTTCGACAGCATTGAGGCAACCTACAAAGAACGTTACATGCCAACTGAAAAGGAAATCATGCAGCGATTTTATAAAATGCACAGAGGTGACTTTGGTGATGCCAAAGCAAAAGCCCTGGCAAAGGAAATGGTTAGGAACCTACAGGAAATAGAAGATAAAGTTGATGGTGATATTCTTGACAAGTTGGAACTTAAGTTACCACAGTTTGATGAGACCAAAGATAGTTATGAGTTGTTAAAAGCAAATGTAATATCTGGTTTGAAAAGACGTGATAAGTACAGCAAGAAATATATGGCCAGAGTTAAAGAGGAAATGAAAGTTATTAAGTATCATGGATTTGAAGATTACTTCTTAATGGTGGCTGAATATACAAACTGGGCAAAAGATAATGGAATCGTTGTTGGGCCAGGAAGAGGTTCAGGCTGCAACTGTCTGGTTGATTATGCTTTGAATATAACAGAGGTTGACCCAATATTATTTGACCTTGACTTTAGTCGATTCTTACGAATTGATAAAAAGAAAATGCCTGATATTGACCTTGACTTTGAGACATCAAGAAGAGCTGAGGTTATACAGCATTTGTTGGATAAGTACCCAGATAATGCAGCTCAAATATGTTCTTATGGATTATATAGAGTTGATAATTTAATCAATGACCTTGCAAAAGTTTGTGGTCTTGAGGAAAAGAAAGACGAAGTAAAACAGATTAAGAGCTTTATAAATTCACATATCAGTGAAGGTGTTATGGATATGGTTGGCATTATGAAGTCTACAGAAGCAAGAATGTGGAATGACCAGTATGATGGCATAATCATACATTTCTCAAAGCTTTATAATAAGATACGATACATTGGAACTCATGCTGCCGGTGTTGCAATAACTGGTGGAAACATTCTGGATTATACAGCTGTTCGTATTGATGCTAAGACTGGAAAGCATTTTACTAACTATGACCTGAATGACATGGAGAAGATTAAAGTCATTAAGTTCGATATTCTTGGTTTGACTACAATGTCAAGTATTGGTGAGCTTAGGCAGCTTACAGGTCATGATGAGTTCGATGAAGATTGGGTAAACGATGAGCAAATCATGAAAGCTTTTGGTGAAGGCAATTGTGATGGTGTATTCCAGTTTGAAAAGAAATCTGTTCAAGATATGCTGAAGCTAATACAATGCGATACTTTTAGTGATGTGATTGCTGCGTCAGCTATGAATAGACCAGGGCCACTAAGTCTAAAGATGCCTGAGGTATATGCAGCCAATAAGGTTGACCAATCTTATATCGATACGAGTTTGCCATACTCAAAATATCTTGAGAAAACTTATGGTTGTGTGGTATATCAAGAGCAGGTACAAGCTATTGCAGTTAACATTGGTGGATTGGAATGGCCTGAAGCCGATAAGATTTTGAAGATGCAACGTGGTGGTACTGAAAAGGCAATCAGAAACTTTGAAGAGAGCTACGACAACTTCGTAAAGAAGTTTGAGGCTGGTGCAAAGAAACACGGTATGACCAAGGAACAGGCATTTGAAATCTTTGATAAGTTCTTCAATTATGCATTCAATAAAGGACATGCTACAGGTTATAGTTTAATTTCGGTTGAAGAGATGTACTATAAAATCTACTATCCTATAGAGTTTTGGTATGTGAAGATGAAGTACAGTGGTATTGATGCTAAGATAGCTAAGTTCAAAGAGAATGCTGTTCGTGATAATGCAGTGTTGTTTTTGCCACATGTCAACTACTCGGCTGATTACACTCTTCGAAAGATTGAAGGCGAAGTGATGATTCAGGAAGGATTACGCTCAATCAAAGGAATCGGTGAAAAGGCAGCTGCAGTAATCGAAGCTGAACGAAAAGCAAATGGTGTGTTTACAAGCTTTGATGACTTCTATGATAGATGTAAGTCAAGGGCTGTAACATCAAGAGTTGTTCAGATTCTGAAAGAACAAGGAGCACTTGAGTTCAACAAACGGACTTACATCAATCGTGTGACTAAGTATAACAGCACGCTATATGCAAAATCAATTGGATAAATTATAATAATTTGTAAAGTAACTATGTACATTCTCTCAAAACGTGATATAATATAATCATAAGGTAAATCAATACTCAAAGTGTTAAGGAGGAACAAAATGAAAGAAACAAGAACTGAGTACAGAATTACAGGAAGATTTAGAAAAGATGAAAAAAGACATGTGGTTGATTTTAGCAGAAAATGGACGAAGTTAGATGCTGAAAAAAAGACTTAAAGAGCTTGAGAGATATGTTAAATGGGAAATGGAACATAAAACACGAAAAGCTGTATCATGTGGAATGATTAGTATGGGAACGCCGTATTATTCTGATTATGATTTACTCGATTTAAGAATCGAAAGTAGAGAAGTAACAAAGTGGGAGTAATGTTAATATAGTAAATGAAAATGGAGGAAAAGAAATGATAAACACAAAGGGTGAGTGGATTTATACAAATCCAGAGATTGTATATGAGTTAGGTTTGTCTCCGGCTACTGTCAATGCCATTGGGAAAAGGCTTTATGGCAACAAGATTCCTCACTGGACAATTGGTGAGGTACGTAGGATTATTGAATACATCAAGTCAATCACTGTAGAAGATGAGAAAAGACTCAATCTCTTAAGGGAAGCCATAAAGGATTGCGGGTATGAAAAACAAGATGATGAAGACTTGAAAAGGAGAGCTTCTAAAGACCTGCACGGAATTGATTGAGTGGATAACTTATAAGAGGCTTAAAAGGATGAAACAAGAGGGTAGTCGCAGGTTGATTATCTTTCTTAGTAATTCAAGGAGGAAAGAAAATGGCGAGAACAAACAAAAATGCGATTATAAAACTTTGTAATGAAATCAATAAAAAAGAAGGTGAAGGCTCAGTTTACTCAATTGGTAGTAAACATGCTAATCTTAAGATTGACCGTTGGTCGACTGGTATAGAGGACCTTGATGTTATCATTGGTGGTGGAATGCCAGAAGGTCGTGTTATAGAAATCTTTGGGCCAGAAGGTTCAGGTAAAACAACGCTGCTTTATCACTTATGTGGGCTTCATCAATTATGTTTAGACATTCCAATTGAAGGTACATTTGATGCAGGACGTGCAAAGGTGTTTGGGAATAGACCAAAGCAAATGCTTATATACAGAGCAAAATATGGTGAAGATGCTTTCAATAAAACAATCAAATTTGCCAAAGCAGGAATCCCGCTGATTGGCATTGATAGTGTGCCAAGCATGCTGCCAAAGGATGATGCCGAGAAAGTTCTCAAATCTGCAGAAAAAGATAGTATTGAAGAACTTAGAATCGGAGGCACTGCGAGGTTAATTACCAAGTACCTGCCAATCGTAGAAGAAATTATAGAGGTAACTGGTACAACTCTTATATTCACAAATCAAGTTCGGGATAAAATGAATGCGATGATGTTTGGTGAAAAAACAGACACGCCTGGGGGACGTAAACTTAAGCACGCTTGCTCACTTCGCATTCAAGTTGCACGTAGAGGTTGGATTGAGATTCCGAATAAAAGTCCATATAATTCAGCTAGAACAGAGAAGATTGGCTTGATTATGAAGTGTAAAGTGGTCAAGTCTAAGATAAGCAATCCAATGGGTGAGTGCGAAATTCCTTTATTCTTTGACCGAGGATTTGTGAGTTTTGATGATGTTCAATCCATTCGAAAGGAAATTATGGCGCAAAGGGCTCAGCAATATGGCAAGCGTATGCCGAAAGAGTTCTTAGAGGAGGATGAATAAAATGAGAATAACTAAAGATGAATATTATTTAGGGATTGCCTTAGCTGTCTCAAAAAGAAGCACATGTTTAAAACGTCATTATGGTTGTGTTATCGTAAAGGATGACATTATTATTGCGACCGGATATAATGGCTCGGTAAGAGATGAAGAGAATTGTTGTGATAGAGGAACTTGCAAACGAGCAAACGCAGAACGATATACTGAGTATGAAAAATGTGATAGCGTTCATGCAGAGCAGAATGCTTTAATTGCTACAAGTCGTGAAAGACTTATTGGTGCAACCGCATATCTTGCTTGTGAAGAGCATGGATATGATAAAGCTAAATCTGATTTATGGGACGAAGAGATAATTGACTTTCATGAAGACGATAATCCTGTTCCTTGTGGTATCTGTGCTCGAATGCTTAAGAATGCAGGCATTGTACGAGTCGTAAATAGGAGGGGTGATGTATGTTTGTAATAGAAATTCCGTACTTTAATCTTGACCAGATATATAATTCTGGTCTTGTGCCACGATGGATTAGATTAAAGGAATCAAAATACGTTATTCCTCATTATGACAAAGCGCTTAAGGTTGAGCAGCAAAAAGAACGGCTTATAATGAGTTGTCCTGAACAAGACTTCTATGATATTTGGTTTGAGTATCTTGATTTAAGAGTGGATTATCTTGATGAAAATATTAAAATCAAAAAGATTGGTGGCAAATTCAAAGTTGTAGCTAACAGAGGTAATGGAATACATATCTTGAATCAAAATCAGTTTGAGGTTTATGTGTTTACAAAACTTATTCAGAATGTTGGGCTTATAAAAGCACGAGAGATAATGAATAGAATAGCTGCAAGTTATGGTATCGAGCACAAGCAATCAATGAGAGAAGCAGGAAAAGTTACTTGGTTTGAGTGGCCTTCACCAGAGAGATTATATGATATGCTGCTTAATGAAAATCCAAGTTCTCAAGTAAAAAGGTTCTTATTCAAGTTAACAGATGCAATAGTCAATGATGACTTCGTTTATGCTCACAATGGCAATGAGCTTTTCAAATTACTTGGTAAGCATGACATGAGTATATTTCCTGTTAATGAGATTGAGGACACGTTGGTAAAGAACTTTAAGTGTGATGTCGATGAATTTGCAGATGAATATCTTGATGATGTTGAGCATAAAGGACTTGTTTACGCTTATATACTTCATCATAAAATGAATCCACCAAAACAGATGAAGGAGGTGACATCGTATGGGACTGGTAGATAATATTAAAAAAGAAGCACAAGGAAACAGAACGAAGATTCAGAGTACTGATGCTGCAGCTTTAGAGAAAATCTTCAATAATATGTTCTATGCTGAAAAGAATATTGAAGAGGAAACTAAGTTTGTTAAGCAAGTGATGACAAGGGGACTTGAATCCCAAGAGAGGGTTGGACTTCATGCATCTGCTATGCTAGTAGGTGACAAAGATTTTTGCTTAAGAGCCCAAGTGCTAAGCTTAATATATAAGCAATCTCAAGGTGAACAGTTGCCAGTAGGTTTGTTAAGAATATTCGAAGAAGGAAATGCTATTCATGAAAAATGGCAAAGACTTCTTATTAGAGCTAAACATGGTAAAGCAAAGAATATGGACTACACAAGATTTTGTGATGAGTATATGTTAAGCTATACTCCAGACATTGTTTGTAAGATACCACAGCTCTATGATGGTGTAATGGTAGGTGAGATTAAGTCGGTCAATACATATCAGTTTAAGAAAATGACAAAACATCCTTCAGCATGGAAACAATGTCAATGGTATATGCACTTATGCTTGAAAGAAGCAAAAGAAAAAGGGACTTGGAATGGCAAGGACTATCTCAAGGGATTTGTTCTTGCTGATGATAAGAACACTCAAGACTTTAAAATTGAAGTGTATGATTTTGAGCCCTTAAAGGTTGCCCCTTTTGTTGAACGAGCAGAGTCAATCATGTATCATTATGACAGAGTGTATGAAGAGCATAAGATGGTAGCAAGACCTAATGATGCAGCTAATCCTCTGTGTAAGAGATGCAAAGAATGCTTTATGAGAGAAGCATGTTGGAATATAGGCAAAGGTAGAATCAAATTAGGTACTTCTGAGTAACCAAATTGACCATAGAGATACTTTATTTAATTATATATATATTTCCCCATATTAAATATTAAAGTCCTTCTATGGGCCTCTGGGGACTTCAAAATAATATCATAACAATATCATATAAAAGGAAGGTGGTTAATATGTCTAAGTCATGTCCATTATTAGGAACAGCAGTCTATCTGGATTGCCTTGACTGTGATGATAAACAATGCAAGCGTCAGCAATACAAGTACAAGAAAGTAGTGATTGGAGTAGACCAATCATATAATAATACAGGTATAAGTATTGCAGCAGATGGAAAGTTGTTAAAAGTACGAAGCTTACATTTAGATACATATAAGACTAATAGTGATAAGCGGAGAGCATTGAGAGAAACACTCGATGGTCTCCTTAGGGCAGTTTGTCCTAAAGCTAAGTCTGTGGTGTGTATCATTGAGCGAATCAGACTTCGTTCTCAAGGCTTCCTCAACATTAACTATATTAAGTCCATTGGCGCTTTGAATAGTGTAATTGTCGATATTTGTCATGACCATTGTATTCAAGTTTATAGTGTAGACACTCGCTGCTGGAAAGCACAAGTAGTGGGCTCATCTAAGCCTATGCCAAATAATTATGGCGTCCCAGAAGAAAAATGGCCTACTGTCAGATGGTTACTTAAGCAGGGGTGGGAAGAAAGTTTGTTAATCCCAATAGAAGGCAGGAAAACCAAAGGCACATTCATTCGGGATGGGCAGAAATATATGTATAACAATGATGCTGCAGATAGTGCAGGGATAGCTATGTTTGGGTTTATAGGTGACCAAGATAAGCTTCAGGAGGAAAAGTAGTATGGCTATCAAATGCTGTAAAGACTGTGTTCCTCCCCAAAGGAGTCCTGGCTGTCATGATTCATGTAAGCAGTATATAGCAGAGAAAGCAGAGTATGAAGAACAGAAGGCTAAGATTAAAGCTATCAAAGAAAGAGAGCCGAATCTCACTACTCATAGTTTCAATGAGATTGCTTATGCTAACTGTAAGAGGCATAAACGAAGAGGGTGAAGGCAATCTTTCTTTATATATTTCTTTCTTTATATATTTCTTTCTTTAAGTATTTAACTAAAATAATTTCAAAACTTCTCATAAACCTATGTACAAACAAATTACTTTGTGGTATAATAATTACAGTGGTTAAGGTATAACACACAAATCCTTAGAGGAGGAAACGAAGATGAGAGAAACAAAAAGAATTTACACTGGTGTTGAAAAATGGACTGTATGTGAGTTTGAGAGTCTGAAAGAGTTCTACGATTACATCTGCAACACTCCGCTGAATGAAACATTCAAATGGGGCGAGCTAAGTAGTGCAAGGACAAACAGAGGAAGCTGGTACGGAACAAGTACATTCAACGAAGCAGCAGACCTTCTCAAGAATGGTTGGCAGTTTGGTGCTGAAGAGCTTACCAAAAAACTTAAGGTTGCTGAAACTCAGAAAGATGTTCAAACAACCTACAAAAACATTTTGAGCATGTGTGGTTACCAAGCAATCGTTCCACTGTATTTGCAAGGTGTCCCAAACAACATGGTCAATAAGAAAATCGTTCCTATTAAGAATAAGGTCATTACAATAAACAAAACAATTTCAGTAAGTGCTTCAGTGTCAAGTGAAACAATGAAAACTGAGAGCGTTAAGTGCTTCCAAATAATCAAGAAGATTGAGCAATCCGGAATCCGTGTGAATCTGAATTTAATGATTAGTACCGGTCATGTATGCGTTAAGATTCGTCTTAAGTCTGCAAATGAAAAACTAAACATTAGCAAACTGGCATTTCCACTGGTTCATCCATCGATGTTCAGACGCTTATACTTCAGATTTATTGAGGTTTATCCAACAATGCCAAAGAAATACCGACGTAGCTACGGAAGAGTTCCAAACGAAAGTGAGTTCAAAGCTGTATGTGATAAGGGCGAAATCGTTCTACCAACACTGCTTAGAGGAAACACTGAAGATGAGATTCAGAGATTGAGTGTCGATGAGCTAATTGCAAAACTGAGTTAACTGATTGGGAGTGCAAAACCTCTCTTGAAGTTTTTGAAATATTTTTGCAAAAGGGTGTACAAGTTTATTTGTATGTGGTATAATAATAATATAAAATACAAAAGGTACCAAGTCACAAAATAAGTTTTCAGTTGAAAGGAGAAAAACATTATGACAAACGTAAATTTCGAAGTTATAAAGATTGAAAAGGCAATGAAACATGGTTGTGTAGTTGTTACACTTAAGTTTGAAGGTTCAGACAAAGAATATACTTATATACGTAAAGCATACAAAAACACAATAGTAATTGATGGTTGCAGAATTTACTTCAATGCAAACTATCAGGTAGAAAAGGTTGAGCGTGAATACGAAACCAAGGGCGTTAAGAAAATGTCCACTGTCAAGCAGGTAGGTACCACATCGGCTAAAATTAAAAATGAAATTGAGAGTAAAGATATTGAACTTCATAAGGTTCAAATTCCTGAAGTTAAAGGTGAGGTTCGCCATGACAGATACGATGAAATTAAGTGCTGCTTAGAATGTGGCATCCCGGTATACCTTGTAGGTCCTGCTGGTTCCGGTAAGAATTATACAGTTGAGCAGATTGCGAACGAGCTTGGTTGGAACTTCTAATTCAGTTCAGCAAGAATACAAGCTTACAGGATTTATTGATGCAGGTGGTGACTTCCATGAAACTGAATTTAGTAAAGCTTGCAAGGAAGCAAAGGAAGGAAATGATGTGGTGTTCTTCCTCGATGAAATGGATGCTTCAATTCCAGAGGTTTTGGTTTTATTGAATGCAGCAATTGCAAATGGTTACTTTGAGTTCCCTGATGGAAAAATCAGCTTTGGTGATAAAGTTCACTTTGTTGCAGCTGGTAATACAGTTGGTGCTGGAGCCGATGACATGTATACAGGTCGTATGGTATTAGACCAAGCAACACTTGATAGATTTGCAATCATTGAATTTAACTATAGTCTCAAAATTGAAATGAGTATAACCAAGAACAATTCTGAATTGGTTGACTTCATTCACCAAATGAGAGACGAAGCTGAGCATAAAGGAATCAGAGCTACATTCTCTTATAGATGTATGACAATGGTTACCAAATTGGAATCAGCTGGTATGGAATTACAAATGGCTATGAAGCTTTCAATAGTTAAAGGATTAGATAAGGACACAGTTAATACACTCAATCCTTTGGGAAGCAGTAAATACCATGAAGCTTTAAGAACAGTCCAGTTGGCAGCATAAGCTGCCTCTGGCTTTTAAGCAAAGGAGGACGTGCAGAAACCAACATCGACAATGGAAGAACAGAAACTATTTTCGTCTGTCAATACTTAAGGAGGAAATAAAAATGGTAAAACGTGGAAAAGTGCTGATAAATGTAAATGACATCATCGGCAAGCGCTTAGGAAAGCTTGAAGTCATAAGTTATGCAGGAAACAAGGGTGGAAGGAGGGGAAGACGTTGATTAAGATGCGAAATAATATCAAGTCAGATGCAATCTGCTGTGAAAGGAGATTCCTGGGGAGGAGGCTTCAAAAAAAATGATAGACTTCGGTAAATGTCCATGCTTATATTGGAGCGACGCAACTAAGATTAGTTACTTGCAGAGACGAATTATTGTTTATAGTATTATGTACTATGAGCAAGATGAAAGCTGTGCTACAGATAGTTACTACGATAGCATATCACATCAATTGGTCAAGATGATGAATGAATGTGATTTTAACGAGCTTCGTAAATCAACTTACTATTATGCAATGTATGATTTTGATGGAAATACAGGCTTTGATATTCCAAGCAGACTTACAAAGTACGATAGAGAGCATCTTGAGAACATAGTTGGTCACGTATATAATCAATGGAGAGGTGGAACAGGCCTAAAACAGAGAATGGAGGTTTTAAAGAATGATAAACCAAAAAGAATTAGAGAATAGAGTTTACAGTGGTAAGCAATGCATTGGTTTTGACTATACAGTGAAGAACGAAAAAGCTGAAAAGCAATTTGAAGCAAGGTTCAGAACTGGAGCTGAGAAGAATGAGTGGAATATGCAGATTGTATTAGGACGAACAAGAGATGCTGACTGTCAAGTGTATAACTTTGGATATATTATGCCGAAAGCTGGACTACCACTTGAGCTTATTGCAGCTACAGGCCTTAAGTACTTTCAATTATATCTGAAAAGTGAAATCGAGCAGAAGGTAAGTTATGACTTCCTTATTGGTGAGATTACTAAAGGTATGTAAAATAAATAAAAGGAGAAAGAAAATGCGCAAAAGTAAAGAAGAAAAATTGAAAGAAAGAACTGAGAAGGAATTAGTTAAGCAGCAAGCTGTGCTGGAAAAGCTCGGCCTTAATTTGGCTGCGTATGACATCAATACAATTGATAAATTGAATGGGGGCTCTGCTCGTGAAATTTCAAGTAGTCTTGCTGGTTCAAAGTTTTATTCGTTTGGTAGTCTGCTAAGTGGTAATTCAAATGAAACATTTGCGTTGGAGATGACAAGAGCACAGGTTGAAGAAAATTTGATTCTTATTAGACAGAATGAAATAATTATTAGATTACTTAGTAAGTTGGTTGATGCTAAATGAAGAGGTCAGGTAAGTTCTATCGTCGTAATGAAGCAGAGGTAATGGAGTCTCTTGGCTTGAAACCTACGCCGAACTCCGGTTCAGGATGGATTGTCAAGGAAGACGGTCAGTCAGAGGAAGTTATATGCCAGCTAAAATCAACTGACGCAGAGAGTATTAGAATACACAAAAAGGATTTAGATGTATTAAGCTACAATGCAGCAGTTGCTCACAAACTACCTGTGTTTGCGATTCAATTTCTGCAGTCAAATGAGGTTTATCTGCTTGTTAAGCCTGAATTGCTTTGTGAAGCAGCTAAATACATTGAGACAGGAGAATATACCGACACTAATACGTTTATCGGTGTAGATTTAAGTGAGCATGAAGATATGACTGCAGATTGTGGTCAGAAAATCAAATCAAGCTCAAAAGCACGAGAACAGTTCAAGAGAGAACGAGAACAAAAATTTAAAAAGGAGAAATCGGCGACATGAATATTAAAGTAAAAGAAGTTGTTAAGTATGGCGGTTACAGCATATCAGCAAATGGTTCTGTGAACTTTACATTGAAAGCTGCATATTCTGAACTTGCTAATTCAATTCAGATTATGCAGATACTTAACAATGATGTTGGTATAAAAGCCAAAGTTCCTGGTGGGAATCCTATGAAACTTGGATTCTTCAGGATAAAGAAGATTATGATTGATGGTGATGGTGAATCTACTATCAAATTCAATGGTTTGAACGACTACATTGAAATGGACAATCTGAACTTGCTTCCTTTAAACACAGATGAAAATAAAGAGTTTGTTGTATTGATGGAAGCTAAAATTGAAATGGAGGATGAGAACGATGGCGAAGAATAAGGTTGAGTATCATGAGCTTTCGAGAGCTAAGGTAACAGATTCGAGGAACATTGTCATTTCCAACTGTTCAAAAGGAGGCTTTACAATTGCTCAGCAGTTGGAGGCTAAGGAAAATGACAAGACAACTTCGGTATTTATGAAGGGTGCTTTCCATGTTGAAGATATTCATGGATTGTATAACCTTAGAGATGCAGTTAATTTTGCAATTAAAATTTCTGAAGAAAATTCAGAAGATTCAGATGTATGGGATGAGTGAATGAAATAAAAGCTCAAAATTTTTGAAAAACTTTTAAAAAACTATGTACAAATGGCAAATAACGTAGTATAATATAATCAAGGTTAAGGAATGAACCTAACCAAAGTCAAAAACTAAATTAAATGTCTAGGAGGACAAGAAAATGAAAAGAAAAGAAATTGAAAACTTAAACGTAATGGAATTAAACAAGATTGCTAAAGAGTTAGGTTTATCAAATACAGCAATTAAGAATTTTACAGTAAATCAAAAAGTTGCTTATGTATATAGCAATTTAAAATAGTCCTAAGTTTAGGAAATCAATCAAAACTCAAAATACGAAAAGGAGAATGTAAAATGGCAAAGAATTACACTTTTAATGAGGCGGTAAGCATTATCGCAGAGGGCAAGAATCTGGAGGCTATCACCGACATCGGTAGACGTTATCCTGTTCTTGCAACTAAGGTTGCAGTTGTTGCTGCAAAAGCTGGTGAGGAGTTTGTTGACCTTATGGGTTACATGCCTGATTACCTCACTGCAAACAAAGTGAATACAGCTATCAAAGCTAGTATCACCGAGACTGACACCGATGAAGACGCTGAGGGCACCGAAGCTGAAGCCACCGAAGCTGAAGCCACTGCCGAAGATGCAAGCGAGGATGCAGCTGAGGTAACTGCTCAATGGGATGAGTCCATGAATGCTAAGCAGCTTTGGAGTGTTCTTGGCAAAGCTGGTAAGAGAAAGCTTGCTAAGTCTACTAAGAAGGCTGACCTGATTGAAGCTTGTAAGCAGGCATTTGGTACAAGCGCTGAGACTGAGGACACTGAAGAGGAAGCTTCCGATGAAGCTGCTAATCCTTATGAAGGCAAGTCTGCTATGGATTTGTTTAAGGAGTGCAAAAAGCGTGGCATTAAGGCTCCCGCTAAAAAGCCGGCTAAGTTTTATGCTGACCTGCTTGCTAAGGATGATGACAAGGGCAATGATGAAGCTGAAGAGGATTGGTCTGAGGACGAAGCTCCTACTAAGGAAGATAAGAAGCCTGCAAAGGCTGCTGCTAAGAGTGGAAACAAAAAGACTGCTGCTAAGAAGGCTGACGCTGAGGAAGATGATGATTGGGACATCTAATGTTCAATCAATATATGAATCAGCCTCAGAAGTAAGCATAGCCTGTGCATGTGCTTTGAAAGAGGCATGCGTACAGGCTATTACTTTAGTTTAGGAGGAGCCACATGAAAACAAAAGACATATTGAATCTTGACTATAGAAAAGAAGAAAGTCAAGAAATAATTCAGAAGGTGCTGAGAAAAATCAAGCCACTTTCTAAATACTCAGAAGAGGAACGACTGCCACTTGAAGCTATTGAAAAGCTTATTCGTGTTTTATGTCAGAAGTATGAGATTACACCGCAGTGGATGATAATGTCCTTTTATGAACCTATACTTGGAATCTTTTCCATTGGTGTAAAAACGACTACAGACCACAAGTGGTTGGGAACAGTTTATGGCATGTGCTTATATGAGGTGTTTGCTAAGCTTGCAATAAAGATGTACTCTGAAATCAAGTCAAGCAGCATTGAGATAAGAACAATTACCAAAGAGGAAAGGCAAAGAGAAAGGCTTGCCAAGAAAGTAGATGGAGAAAATGAAAATGACGAAGAGTGAGGAGGAAGCCCATTGAAGGTAAGAATATTTACTGATGGCGCTTGCTCAGAGAATCCTGGTCCAGGTGGCTGGGCTGCAGCGTTTAATTCAGATAGTAAGTGCAGTACGATTAGTGGAAACGAGAAAATGACTACAAACAATCGTATGGAGCTTATGGCTGTGATTCAAGCATACAGTAAAGTATTGAGCAAAGCGCAAAGAGATGACATAGAGTTTGAATTGTATTCTGATAGTGCTTATGTTGTTAATTCAATCAATAATGGTTGGGTTGACAAATGGCAAAGGAATAATTGGAAAACAACGAAGAATGATGATGTCAAAAATAGAGACCTTTGGGAAAAGCTTGCATTCCTAAGAAACAGAGCAAGGTCCCTTGGAATCTATATAAAAATCATAAAGATTAAGGGTCATGCAGGAAACACCTTCAATGAATTAGCGGACAAGCTCGCTAAAGAAGAATCAATGAAAGCGAAGGAAGGTGACTACTATGATTAAGATGTCCCAAGAGTTTTACAAGCGACACTTCACAGCTGACACAATGAAAGCAGCCTATATGTTGGCTGTGAAGTGGTATGCTACAAATGTAATGAGTAAAGCTGAATTGATAAATGTCCATGCTGAGTTTGAAAAGGACAAGCAAAATCAATCTCCAGCTATTACAATTCATTTGTATGCTGTGCTCGACGATGTGCAAGAGGTCTTTAGTCAACATTGCAGATGCTGTGAAGAAATGCATCATAACTTCTTCATAAATGAGAATAATAACTGTAATATCTGCGCAGCTAAAGGCTATCAAAATCGCATAGAGCAGAAAATCAAAATCAAAAAGAAATACTACAAAGAGCTGCTTAGAAAAGATGGAGGCGATGAATAATGAAAAATAAAGGATTCATTCGAATAGTGCTTGAGATACTCATTGATGCTGTACAAGCTGTTGTAAGCTTTGCTACATCAAATCTCAGAAACTTTGCAACAATTCTGAATGTGCTACTTCCTTATGCAATGTATCTAATTGGTCAGTACGTATGCAGCAATAATGGTGGTACATATAAGGTAGGATTTGAGCTTCTCATTCCTATTGGCGTTTGTGTGATTATTTACTTCTTGAGAGCTTTTGCCAATAAGATAGGAAAGGGAATCACAATCCCGGTTCCAAGTAAGCGATTCACAGAGATTGCCGAAGACGGAGAAGTGTCAGTACGTAACAGCAGAGTTCAAGAACTTATACTGTATCTTGCAGACCTTGAAGATTGGCTTGAAAGAAAAGGTCTATTATAATCCCAGAGGTTACCAGATGACTCCAGCTTGATTTTAATTGACAATGTAATATAAATATCCATATATAAATATTTGAATCAATCTGGATGATTCTGGGGCCTCTAAATAAATTAAGAAGGAGGCATTAAAATGGCAGCTTATGATTACTTCACAAATCAGAAACAATGGGAAGCATATCTCAAGGATTTAGTCAAGACAAATGACAAAGCTTTGTTGAGAGCCATAGTCTTGGTATATGATAATCAAACATGCGAAGAAAAGAATAAAGGTGAAAGTATTGAGGACAATTGTGTAGGTTTCTCTAAAGTGGATGCTTATGAGCTGGGTAAGATTGCCCAGAAAATAAAAAGAGGCGAAGGTCTGACAAAAGGTGAGCTTGCTAAGTCAAGAAATAAGATGCAGAAATATTGGAAGCAGCTTATGACTATCAGCAAGAGAAACGCAGAGCTTAAAAAGCAGCAAGTACTTGACAAAAGAATTGCAGAAGAGGAAGCTGCAAATGCAGAGATATTTAGAGAACACAATGAAATACTTCGTAGATGTGCAGAAGAAGGGCAGCAATGCAGCTATGGTATCTGTGATGAGTGTATACTTATGACAGGTTTTCAGATGAAGTTAGAGCTATAAATGTTAAAGATGAACGGAGGAAAACAAAATGACAGAAAGACAAAGGCAGAATGCTGAGCGCACTCGTCAAAGACTGTTGAGACAAAATACGTTGAAGCGGTTAATCTGGAATATCATCATTATTTTTGTGGTAATATTCATAGTCTTGAATCTGGTACCTAAAGAGACAGACAAAAATAAGGAAGTAAATGAATCACTACCTACAGTGACCATCAAAACTGAGTCTGAGCCCAATAATGAAGAGGCTGCCACATCACAAGACGATACAAGTCAGTTGGAGGAGCAATCAAACTTTCCAGAGTTTAAATGCAGTAAAGATTGGAGTGCAGACGATAGTTACTTATTAGCTAAGATAGCAATGGCTGAAGCCGAAGACTGCAGCATTAAATGCAAACAATATATTATACTTGCAGTTCTTAATAGAGTATGGTCAGATGACTTTCCAGATACTATTGAAGAAGTGATAAAAGAAGAACATAACGGAGTATATCAATATAGTCCTTTGATGAAAGGTGGAAGATGGTATACTACAGAACCAAATGATGAGTGCTATAAAGCTGCAAGGCTGGTTATGGAAGCCAAGTACGATATTTCAGAGGGTGCTTTGTTTTTTGAGGATTGTGAAGATGAAGACAACTGGCACAGCAGGAATCTGGAGTTCTTATATGAAATTGATGGAATGAGGTTTTATCGATAATGGCTAACTATAATACGTTTGTGGTATATGACTGCAAAAGCAGAAAGAATAAGTTAATTACATCTTCAGCAAGAAAGGCAAGAAATGAACTATGTATTGGTGTGAAAGTTGAAGTATGGAATGACAATAATCATACCGAGACAATATACTCAAGAAGCAAGAAGAATCTTGAGAGATATATAAGCCTAGAAAAGCAATACATAGCAGCAAAGCAAGAAAAAGCAAATCTTAAAAATCAAAGGAGAAAGTCTACACAAAAGGATGCATGATAATCCTAGGGTTAACCAGAATGACTTTTGGGGACTTTTAATTAATAAGATATATAAACACCTATTTAATTCAAAAGGATAAATCTGGAGTCATTCTGGAGTCATCTGAATAAATGGTAAAGATGACATCTACAAGAAGCAGTACAAATAGTAAAAGGAGAAGATAAAATGGCTAAGTATAGAAAGAAACCAGTTGTAATTGAAGCTATTCAATGGGATGGGTTAAACCTACAAGAGATTAAAGATTTTGTTGGTGAATCACTTGAATGTTATCTGAATGATGTTGCATGGCAAGTAGGGCAAGGTGCACCTATTGTGCATATGCAAATAAAGACATTAGAAGGAAACCATACTGCAACTGTTGGAGATTTCATTATTAAAGGTGTGAATGGCGAGTTTTACCCGTGTAAACCTGATATATTTGAAATGACTTATGAAAAAGTAAATGGTGAAAACCCTGGGATTATCAGTGATTAACCAAGAAAATAACCTACAATAGTAGTTTATAAAATAAATTCAAATAAATTGAAAAACTTTTAAGAAAAGGTGTACAAACCTATTTGATTGTGGTATAATTTAATTAAGGTTAAGAAATAAACTTAATCGAAACCAAAACCAAATTAAGTGTTCAGGAGGACAAATTATGAAAATCGTTAAAAATATTTCTATTGTTAATATCCGTAAATTTGAAAACTTTGTTAGAAGAGAAGACCTTGACTTCGCTGACGATGGTAACTACTTCAAAGGTTTTTCTTATAAAGGAATGCCTATCACAACCCTGAGAGCAGATAATATTACTTATCTTAGTATTTGTGTTGATTATCTTAAAAATGAGTTCACTTATAATGAGTGGATGCAGACTCAAGAGCATGAGCTGTGTGAAAAATTCAATGGTGTTTCTGACTTTGATATTGATGAATTAGTTGAAAACATTGAAACTATTCTTGCTAAAGTATCTGAAATGAATGAAGTAGCAATGAATGAAGAAATCGACATGGCTAAAGCTAAAGTCACCCTTGCAGCTGAGATTGAGCACGCTGAACAGGTTGTTGAAAATTTCAAAAGCAGTTTCAAATGGTATGAATCCGATGAGTATAAGATTAAGCGTCTTATTGATTATCTTAAATCTGAAGAACAAAAAATCAAAATAGCAAAGGAAATTGACCTTGATACAATATCAAAAAAGCAGAAGAGAGAAATTGCTGAGAGACTCACTAATCGTGGTTATGTTATGATTAATGCAGATGATTTTTATATTCGTGAAATGTCTAATGCAATTACAAGATGCTAATACAAATAAAGAAAAAAAAGAAATTAGAGTGTGACCACTAAGGAATACACGCTCTTAAAGACTTAAAGAGTTTAGATGAACAAGCTTGGATGAAATATTCCAGGCTTTGTTCTATTTTGGAAGTAAGGGAGATAAAATATGAAAATTTATTTATACGAAGGCGACGTACTCACGCGTGATTTTAATATAGCGGATTTTAATTTAACCGATGAAGAGCTTCCCGGTGATGTTAAATTTTCGTTCGGGATCGAGTACACGAAAAATACGTTATATTTGCTACCGGACGTTGAATATTCTGATGGTGTAATAACCATCGGGCTTAAAGAAGTAACGTTTACAGGGCATACAGGCAAGTTTGTTTATGCATTAAAAATATCATCGGAAAGCGTTGAAAAATATAACTTTACCATTGTCCAGGAAACTATAGATGTTAAACGTAGCATAATGTGTACAGGAACATCTTTCGCTCCAGAAAATTCGTTGATGAGTTTGTCCGAATTTAAGACAGAGGCCTATAACGCATTGGAGGAATCGACTTCCGCGGTAAATCTTAGAATTGATGGAAAAGTTGATAAGGTTG